TTCAAGGGCAAATGGAAATCGTTCTAGAGATGCAGAGAGAACAAATAATCAATCAGATGGTTCTGCAACAGTATCTGGACGTAATCCAAAGGGTGAAGGTAGAGCGTCTCAATAATTGAGAAATCTGCATAAACATTTGGTATAATGGAATACGATATGAACATAAATAAGGCTTTTTGGACCACTGACGGCGACAATGTTCGCTTATCAATGCCCTTTGGCAAAGTAGATATTGAGAAGAGAATTGTCTCTGGTTTTGCATCTCTTGATAATGTTGATAAGCAATATGACATTGTTACCACTGAAGCATCAATGAGTGCTTTTGCAAAGTTCCGTGGAAATATTAGAGAAATGCATCAACCCTCTGCAGTAGGCAAAATGATTTCATTTAAAGAAGAAAAATATTTTGATCCAGAATCAAAAAAGTTTTATAAAGGTATCTATGTTTCTACATACATTTCTAAGGGAGCAGCAGATGCTTGGGAAAAAGTTCTTGACGGAACATACACTGGTTTTTCTATTGGCGGTAGAATGAACGAGTGGGATGATGCATATAATGAAGAACTTGATAAAGCAATTAGAATTATTAAAGATTACGATCTTGTTGAGTTGAGTCTTGTAGATTCCCCAGCAAATCAATTTGCAAGTATTATGTCAGTTGAAAAAGTTAATGGTGTAAATACAATTAAAGGTGACATTGCAAACACAGTTGTAGAAAATGTATTCTATGATGAAGAAACAGGAATTGTTCTAACTTCTGATGAAGAAACATACGTTAGCCCCGTAAGCGGTAACGAAATGAAAAACATTGGTTTTGTAGAAAAGAATGATTCAGAAAAAGCAAACATGATAAAATTCTTAGTTGATAGTGCTAAAGGCATTAATACTTCTAAGATTAACAAGGAGGTAAACCCTATGTCAGAAGATACAACAGCAGTAGTTGATGCACCCGTTGCAAAGACAGAAGCAGTATCAGCAGAGGTCGCTCCAAAGGCAGATGCAGCAATGTGTCCAGATTGCAACAATCCCATGGATAAGTGCAAGTGTGATATGAAGTCTGATGCAACAGAAGAAGATTCAACAGAAAAGGCTGCAAAGCCAATGGCTGATGAAGAAGAATCTGCTGCTGATGCTGCAGCTGAAACACCAGCAGATGAAGAAGCAGAAGACAAGAAGAAGCCAATGGCTCCTAAGTCAGATGATGTAATTACTGATGTAATTACAGAACTTAAAGATTCTGTTACTAATGCCTTTAGCGATCTAACAGCAACAATTAAATCACTTGGTGATGAAGTTGCAAATATGAAGAAGTCTCTTGATGCCACAACAACTGATGTAAATCAGATCAAGGGTACTTTTAATGAAATTGGAAAGAGAGTTGATTCCGTAGAAAAGGACACCGCTTTCCGCAAGTCTGGCGATCTAGGCGAGATCGTGCAGGAATTGGATGAAAGTCCACTTCAAAAATCCCTATGGGGCGGACGTTTCCTCAAATTCTCCGACCTATATAACTAACATAAAAATCACTAGGAGGTGAACAATATGTCAGAAGATATCGTAAAAAACTATCCAGGTACAACACAGGGCCACACTCATACAGGTGAGGGCTCAGTAGCATCTGGTTCTACTGGTAACGCAGCAGCCATTGCTAATGGTCGTCTTGGCGTTATGGGTAACATTGCAGGTGCAAATTACGGAACTGAAGGTCCTAATGGAGTTAATCCAGTAGGTACTCCAGGCGGTATTCTATTGCCTGAACAAGCACGTCGCTTCATTGATTATGTGTGGGATGCTACAGTTCTCGCTAAGGATGGACGTAGAGTTACTATGAGAGCCAACACAATGGAACTTGAAAAAGTTAACGTTGGTGAGCGTGTAATTCGTGCAGCAGCACAAGCAGACCCTACATTTACAAATGCAGGCGCAACTTTCTCAAAGGTTGAATTGACTACTAAGAAGATTCGTCTTGACTGGGAAGTATCAACAGAAGCACTAGAAGATAACGTAGAAGGTGGCGCTCTTGAAGACCATCTAGTACGTTTGATGACAACTGCTTTTGCAAACGACATTGAAGATCTTGCGATCAACGGTGACGGCTCAACAGGAAACTTCCTTTCAATTATGGAAGGCTTTGTTTCAAAGGTACAGGGCGGTGACTCACATGAGTCAATGGTAACAGTTGCTGATAACAACTGGACTACACCAGTACTTCAAAATATTATCCTCGCAATGCCACGTAAGTATCGTGCAATCAAGAACAATCTTAAGTTCTATGCTGGTACAGATGCATTCCAAGGTATTGTCAAGAACAACGGAACACTTGCTGATGCAATCGCAGAAGCATTTACACCACGTCTTGGTGGTACTGAGGCTAACCGTCAGGCATACTATGATGGAAACGCTCAGACATTTGGTGGAGCACGTACAACTCGTGTTCTCGGTGTTGAAGTTCAGGAAGTTCCTTACTACCCTGCAGGTTATGTAGATCTTACATTCCCTCAGAACCGTGTATGGGGATTCCAGCGTGATATCACTGTAAACCGTTTCTACCAGCCAAAGAAGGACACAATTGAGTACACAGTATTCGTCCGCTTTGGTCTTCAGTGGGAAGAACTTGACGCAGTTGCATTCGCAACAGCAGCAAACAACTCATAATCGCTAAACGATTGACTTGGGGGATGGAGTAAAATCTGTCCCCCTTTAGTCATTTATAAGGAGAATAAATGTCATATCCAGGAACACCACAAGATCATACACATGTTGCAGAAGGTGCTATTGTTACACTTGGAAATCCAGGAGTAATTATTATGGGTCCAAGTGGTTTACAAGTTAATACCATGGGAACACTTGGTAATGCAAATATGGGTGATACATCAGGTCCAAACGCAGTCAATCCATCTGGAACACCAAATGGAATTCGTTTACCATCACAAAATAATTTTGGTAGAGGAAGAAGACGGCGCTAATTCTGGTATAATGACATAGGAGGAATTAATTTCTATTATTGAATATTTGTCTAAAAAAACTGTTATGGAAATAAAGTCTTATGCAAAGAAAAATAACATTGATTTATTTGGGGTAACAACAAAGGCTCATATGCTTGAGGTAATTGCTAGTTGGACTCCCAAAGAAGAATCAACTGTAAAGCCAAAGGTAGAAAAAATCAAAGATCAAAAGGTAGCACTTTTTTCAGAGCGTAACATATTCTGGAATGGCGTTGGAGAAGTCATAAAAGGCTATAACATTGTAACCAAGGAGGTTTCCGAAAAGTGGCTTACCCACGATAAGGTTCGCATTGCGACACCACAAGAGGTAGCAAAACACTACGGTAAATAATTATGATCATTCTGAGACTCCCACCATACCCAATTGAAGTAAAGTACGATGTTCCGTTGCCAGACACGGATTACCTATTTACAATTGAAAATGCTCCAAGGACTATTGAGGCATCTGAAATTCTTACATCTGATGCCAACGCTCAAATTACATTCACATTGACTGGTGATTTTATCACTTATGACCATGACTATTCTGTTCAAATTTATGAAATCAATAACGATCAAGAAGAGCACATACTTGTACAAGATATTTTAAGTATTGTTAGACCTTATGTTGATCCAAAAACTTTAGGAACAACTGCAACAGAAATTGCAGAAGCAACATATAATGAACGTATTGCTAGAGCAATAGTTGATTCATTAATTACTCGTGGCTTTACTTTTCAAAAGAAAATTCTTGAAGTTGTTGGTCAAGGCACAGACTACATTCCCGTTTGGGGAACAATCTATAAAATTAATCAAGTATATGAAAATGGAAAACTTGTATACGATATAAAGAATACAGTCAAAGGCCCAGCCCTTGATGGATTTGATTATGTTGTGACAAAAGATAGAACATCAATTGTTAAAGTTCCAACAGATTCATCATATTATGAAGCAAAAAATCGTGCAGAGAGAAAACCTCTTAAGTACAGAGATGCAGGATCGGATTCATTTTACACTTTTGCTCCATATGAAAAT